CTTTGAATCAATGATGTTTGCAAACGTCAATGACAAGCTGCTGCTGTACCGCTGATTGCCATAACGGACCCGAACAACGGCACCGTTCTGCGCTTGGAACTGCTGCTCAGGGAAAACACCTGGCGTATAAGAACGGCTACTCGGGACCAGTGCCGGGAAGCTCACAGCCGCCATTACGCCAGCACCTCAAATTCACCATTTGTACGCAGTGTAGTCAAACGCGCCTCAAACACACCAGGATTCACTTCAACCATGTACGTTTTTTGGAAGCTGCCTGTGACATCCACAAAACCATCGTCATCAATAGTTAGGCTCGTTACTTTGTAAATTCGCTTTTGCTCATTTGTAAGTTTAATCGTAAAAATTGAGCCAAAGAAAGTTTCATCGCCGGTCTTGCCGCCTTCAATACGAAGATCTCCTTCTTGAACTTCAGTTTGGCCGGGCTTCCAGAAGAAAACAGTGTATGTACCGTCAAAAAGCTTTTTAGCTGAGGTAACGCCACCAAACTGATCAACACTGCCGTTGTTGAAACGAGTCGTGTGCGATGCGTTAGAGATCACCTTAATGTAATTACCAGGCGCAATGCTCAGAGCAGAACTTGGGGTTGTCTTGAAACTGATGTTGTGCTCACTATGCTTACGCAACATCAGCTTGTGCTCTGCTAATTGCTCTGCATGACCTCTGTTAGTGCAGAAACTTGTGAGATCAATAAACTCCTCAGGATCATTGTCAGAACCGCCTTTTCCGTCTTTGAAGCGCATTTGTAACACTTCCTGCGAAGAGAATCCGTTTTCTTTTTCTTGCCTGTAAGCAACGGTTGCCTTGAATACTTGTCGTTCTTGTGTTGGCAAAAAGTTTACCTGCATATCTTTCATGTTGCCATCAGTAAACAACGCCTTAACGCTCTTGTTTATGTCCGCAGACGGGTCAATTTTGAAATTTTGAGAGTTATAAGGGACAGAAGGTATCAAAGCAAACTTGCCACCGACAATGCTGAAATCCAACAGGCAAAACGCTGCATTATCTTGGATAAATTGGCGAATCGGAGTGCGGTCGCCAATGACACCATCAAATCTGAAGTTGTTGGCGCGACAGAATTTAGCCGCAATCGTCATTGCGTCACGATCAATCGTGTCTCGCGGTATGCGCTTGCCCGCGCCAAGACGTGGACTGACCAGCAAGTTAAAGGCAATCTCTGCAAAGTTATTGGTTGAAGCTGTCAAAGACGTTGTAGCCACTCCGTCGTCATCTATTAGCCGCTCAACCTTGATGCCTTCTTTGATGTAGGCACTTAACTGCCCCATCGATGTCCAGTCCTTGCCTGCAAGCACGCGCAATCCAAGCAACGACAGGTCTTCGTACTTTGTCTCTACTTGCGCCAAATTTTCGTCCACAAGGCGCACCAGTTCGTTGACAAACACAACTTGGTGCTCTGGGCCATCTTGGTGGCTTGTCTTTTCTAGCTCAAACTTTGGATAATCCGCGATTCCGTCTCTGATGTTCAGAGGCGGACGAACCTTGCCCTGAATAAACTCAACATCAATCTCTGTTATCTGCAGATTATCAGTCGTAGTGCCATCAGCAAACTGAAACACCACAGTCTCGCCTACTTCGTACCCCGTGCCTTTATTAACAACTATCCATTGCCATTGGCCTGTGGCAAAACTAGATGCATTAACTGTCAACCCTGACCCGTTGCCTTGATAAGCTTTGGGGCCAGTAGTTAAAGGCGTGTAATTGGCTGGCCCACCGCCAGAAACAAATTGATGCTCTTCAAAGTTAAAATCATAAAGTCCCAACGCATATCTATATACAGCTGGCTTGTCTTCGACTACTTCTACTTTTTGAATCGGCTGGAAATAACGAACAGTGTTATCAGGTATAAAAACTTTGCGAACAATCTCGTAAACATTAGCATCATTTATTTCAGAAAACTCAAAGTTTGTCCCTTGTACATAAGCCACATTGTTTGTGAATACCACATTGTCTTCTGTGGTCAAAGTAACAATTTCATTGTTCCACCATGCTTGAGATTCTCCTGTACCTCTCTTAACCCACACGCCGTAGTATGCGCCTTGCGTGAGATCACGATTTAATTCAGTTTGCTCAATTACGGTTCCTTGGTTGGGGTCTTCTGTGCGCTCAGTGCCTGGCTTAACTCTATAAATCTTGCTGAAATCATCCGCAAGCGTTGGGCCTTGAGTCTGACTCGTAACGTCATTCCCAGCATAAACCGCTGTCTTAAGCGTTCCATTAGGGTTGGTCTCTATATAGTAATGAGCAGAAAGTACTGCATCTTCATATTCAAGATCAGGCGATTCAATAGGACTAAATTTTTGAGTAGCAGAGACTGTCGTAAAGTTGGTCGGGTCATATTGATACGCATTATTCAGTTCCAATCTATTATCCAGAAGTCTTCCTTCCCAGCGGGCTTCTATTTGAGAAGTATCGTTAACTTGAATCTCTACGCCAGTAATTAACTCTCCCGTAGCAGCATCACGTTCTAACTTGGGACTTTCAACAAGCTCCCACCTGACAGCATCAGGCAAAACCCCCATGTTGGTATGAGATAGTTTTTGCACCCTGCCCGTGACCGGAGCACCGGCCTCCACGCGCTTAAAGTAAAACTCGTCGTTAGAAACGGTATTTTCGCTGAGTAAAACTAACTCACCGGAAAAACTTACAACAAAGTTATTAACGTCTTGGCTAATCACATGTGGCCTTGCCTCTTCTGCCGGGTTGCCCGTCAACAAACACAACTGCTTAACCGGAAGATCAGGCTGTAAATAAAGACCATTGATTGTACTGCCGGGTACAGGCAGTAATCTAAATTCGTATTGGCCGGGGGGATGACTGATCGTAATCGTGTTGTATTGAGGCTGTGGGTTGTCGCCCTTAACGCCAAAAAACCTGCCACCGGATATAGAAGTGAAAGCAGTTGTACTTGGATCTTCAATTTTTCTATATTGTAATTCAAAAAAGCTGTATCGGGTTTGAAATGTTGAGACTCTACCTAAAGAAAATGCTTGCTTGTCTTTTTCAAAATCTTCTAAAATTTCAAGCGGTGGCTCTGAATTAACATTGGCAAAATTCTCAATGCGCTTAAAGACAGTGCTTTTAATGCCAATCTCCGTCTGATCGCATACGCGATTGTTAGTGACTGTGGCAATGTCAACACGCTGAAGCGTCTGACCAAAAGGGTTGTTTGCCTTTTCCAGTGGGTTATGGTCTGCATTTTGGAAGTAGACACTTCCCGGCTCAATGCATTCAAACTCGTATTCACGATCTAAGCCGCGTGAAGCTTCGTAAGGTGTCGCGGGCCTGTCGATGCATTTAAGCAACGCTGCACCGAACAAATACAAATCTCCAACCGAAATGATAGCGTCAGCTGCCGACAACCTTGAATCAGTTGCAGTGTTTACATCATCGAGACCGTGAGGTGGGAACAGGTCAGGATTTTCCCTAATTGCAGAGCCTCTGTAAGTAAGAATATCCCCAACCTCTACAACATGAACTTGCCCGCTTGTGACATTAGCTCTGTTGATTTTTTCCATTCCCTGCCTTGCAGGATATGCCCTCAAATTTGATTCAGGATTCAAAGTTCTAATCTTGTCTCTTTTTTCTCTTAGAGACTGTTCGTTGTCAAAAATTTGCACAATCTCATACGGCAAGAAATATGGATGTCCGTTGGAAACAGGCGAGTGACAACCAAATACTGACTGAGAACTAGGCGTTCTTGTGCCGCAAGTTAGTGGCCTGTATTCGTTAAATTTTTCATCAAAAGCCTCAAACACATCGCTGTGTTCTAGCGTCGAAAGATTGCCAGAATTTGCAATAGAGTTGCTGACATTTATCCGCCCACCATCTTTGTCATTGTCAAGAAAGTATGCTCTGTACCTAGCCTCTTGATAACTTCTGAGCAACTGATCACCAATAGCCAGTCCTGCTGAGTCAGGTGTTGCGCCAAGTGCAGAGAGGCCAAGAGTCGTCAGCATCTTCAACTCTTGGTGGCTGCCTTTGCTCAAGAGCTGCGACCAAAGCAGCAAGCCTTTAACTCGGATGCCGCCAACAACTTCAGTGTCTCCAAGGAGCTTTTGCCGCTTGGCAAAAATCAAAGGAATAATCGTTCCGAGTGCAGCAAGATCCTGAACACTATCGAAGCTGTAAAGATCGGCAAACTTTGTCTGACCACGAACGTCTGCCGTTCTGATGCCGGGAGGAGCTTTCTCTGGAGTAGGCAGATCAGGCTGCAGCAGAATTGACGCTGCAGTGCTGACTACGCCAAGAATGAGACTAACAATTTGAAAAGTAGTTAAAGGCTCACCTGTTGCAACGATCTCAGGAATTAACGCATATTGGTCGCCTCGCTCTTTTGCCTTGCAATCAGCTAAACGGCAAAACTCCCAATACTCATCAATCGTTAGCCCTAAGGCATCAATGATCTGCTGCTCTGCGGGCAGTAAAGCGCGACAGGAGTAAGCCCGCTGCAAGGAATCCATATCACTTGACGGTCTTTGAATTGAAGCCATCCGTCGTCATAAAAAGCAGCAAGCCCGTAACTGTTGTCAGCAGCACGAACAAGCCCGATTGTGCCCACTTTAGCGGCATCCGTTTTAATGCCCCATAGCTCCAGCTGCTCCCAAAAAATTGAGTAGTCTTCAGCTCTAAGCCTTTTGTACCAAGAACGTGTCGGGCAAGGGGATTCAATTCCGTACCAGGCCAGCACAGCTTTTGCCAGAGTCAAACAATCTGCAGCACCGTGCTTTTCCGGCACAGCACCAAGCCGATACGGCAGACCAATCAACTGGTATGGCTCAATCAAACGTTTGAGATACGAGAACTAACAGGCAACGCACCTACGTCCTTAGACCGCAGCACCTTGTTCGGAATAGACGAGGTGACAGCGTCGATAGCTGTGCTGAGCGCAAGCTGCACCCCCTCAACGTTGTAGCTAATGCTGGACGGGATCCAGTATTCAGTCGTCAACGTTCGGTTAGGTAAAAACGTCGTCGGGTGCATTAGCACCGTGTCCACTCGCACTGACCAAAAGTTTTCAAGCGCCTCATAAGCCTTGGCAATGCTGAGTTTGTTATTGGCAAAGGTGAGAGTGCTTTCAATGTTGTCGCCGGTCAGGCTCTTGGTTGCGCCGTTGTAGATAAACGGCAAGAACGCATAAGGGCTTGAATCAAACGTGATCGTGTCAGCAGTATTGCTGTTTTGATACCGGCCCTCGTCTTGACCAGCATCGCCCTCAAACAAAATAAAAGTCGTAATAGCTTCAAGTGTCATACGCCAACCCTGCTACGAACACTGCGCTTGTTCACAAGATCACTGTAGACATTGCGACGGCCAAGCTCTGCACCGCGTTTTGCAGCCTGCGCCATGCCGCGTTCAAACTCAGCAGCAGTCACATAATCAACCTTGTTGATGCGCTCAACGTTGTAGTGAACGTCTAAGGATGAGCCACCACCTTCAGCACCAGCCATAGCAGCAGCGTCGTCAGTTGTAATCGCTGCACCTGAACCGCGCCGTGCATAACGACCCATTGCCGCGTTCATGTCTGCACCAGCAACCTGCACGCCAAGCTGCCCATTGGCTCCACGCTTAAGTGGCAAGACAGCCTCAGGCCCCGCCTCACCCATAAGGGACAGGGTCGGCCTGCTGACTAGGCCACCGTTGGCGTAAGGAACAATCTTGTTCTGGGCGAAAGCATTGCCTTTTGCGCTGGGGAAAATGCTGCCAACTAGGCTTTGCATGCCAGCCTGCAAAAACATTTGACCAAAGCTCTTCAAAAGCCCTGACAACGATTCCTTCAATGACTTTGTTCCATCAATCAAGCCAGTGATTGCGCTTGTTAGCTGATTTGCAAGCGTGTCTTTTATCTGCCCCAAAGTAACCTTGTATTTGTCTGTCTGGTCTCCTAACTCTACAGTTGCTTTCGTAGTCTCTTTTACAGCTGCTGTCACTTTATTTTGTTTCACTTCTGGTGGCTCAGCATCTGTAGGGGCCGGCGTTTTTATGGTCACAGGATTTAATGCTGCGCGTCCTCCGCCGTAATTAGTTGGTGCTTCTATGCGACCTAGCAGCAGGTCCATAATCTCTTTGTTAGTCCCATATCTTTCCCCAGCGCCTGTTCCGTACTCTTTAAGAGCCTCAATGGCTCCCCCGAAGTCTCCTAGAGATATTGCGCCGACAGCTGTTGCAGCGGCTTTAACGAGATTCACGATTTCAGTGATTCCCATAATTGTTGCAGCGATTGAGATGGCAACACCTCTAATTGCAATTTCTACTGCCTTGAAAAAACCGGTAAAGTCGTTCTCGGCGCTGAGCATTGTCGAGAAGGCTTCGATAATGGAATTCAATGCAGGCAACAAAGCATCTGCAAGCTGCATCCTGAAGCCGTCAAATTGAATCTGCAACGTGGTTATTTTGTCATTAAAAAGTTCTGCATTTTGCGCAAAGTTTTCGCTGGTCTCATAGTTAAAACGTTCGAGCGCCTCAGATCCACCATTTAACAGCGTGATCAGCTTTGCACCAGAACGGCCAAAGATGTCCATTGCAATGGCTGCCTTTTCAGGGCCATTCGGCAGGTCTGCAAACTTGTCTGCAATCTCACCAATCAAAACATCTGACGCCTTCAGGCTGCCATCAGCAGCCTTTACACCAACACCTAGCTTTTTGTATGCGTCCGCATAAGTGGCAACACCGTCAGCAGCTTCAGCTTGCGTTCTGGCAAATGCACGCAGACCTGCCTCTAGATCGCTTTGACTTACGTCGGCCAGCTTTCCAGCATTGGCAAATGCTTGCAGCTTGTCAGCCGCGATGCCTGTCCTGGTGCTGAGCTTGCCGAACGCATCGGCTGAATCAATCGCACCTTTTACAAAGGCGCTAAAGCCAGCAACAGCGGCAGCAGCAAACAACGCCTTGAAGGCATTGCCAACACCACGCACAGCCATGCCAAGGTTTTTGGCCTTGCCCTCAACCCCCTGCATGGAGTTGCCAAGGCGCTTGATATTGTTTTCGCCCTTAGTTTTGGCGTCGATTAACAGACCAAACTTGGCAGCCATTTACTTGCTCTCCTTATTCAAGATCTTGACCGCCGCAGCCTCCATGACCTGTAAATCCTCAAGCACGGTCGGCTGGTCCTCGACTTCGTAAAGTCTAAACACCGCGAGAACAGCTGTATAGTCCAGCCCGCACACGCCTGCTGATGTTGTGCGCCATTGAGTCTGACAGCGCAAGAACATCTCAACAGCAGGCCAGTTGTCAGGCCACACCTCAAAATCCTCAGGCGCTTTTGGCACAGGCAACGCCAAGCCAAACGCCTTGGCATCAGCCATTAGCTGCGACTGATCATCAGGGCCGTTGAACAGATACTCAACGGCCTCCTCTAGTTTTTTCTCTTGGCTCCCTGCTTGCTCTCCAAGTAAGCGCCGGCAATGGCACTAGCCATCATTGGCACATCAAGCAGCTCGTCACGTTTGGTCACGCTATAGCGCAACTCTTTGCCGTCCTCGTCTTCTACGCCTGCCCAGCCGGTCATCACCTCACGGGCAATCTCAACGTCAGACAAGTTGCCTTCACCGCTCAGCTCAGCAATCTCAAGCAGACGGCTTTGCGTAAGATCTTTGAACTCAACGTCAAAAGTGACCCGCTCGTGTTTGCCCCCATCAACAGGGACATCCACGGAAACGGGCCACTTGTAGGTGTTGGACTTTTTGAGGACGAATCCCATAAAAGGAATAATTCACCCCAAAACTAGCGCACTAAGTCAATACCAATGAGTATTCTGTGTTTCCGGCTGCTGTTGGAGTTGCTGTGTAGTCAAAGTTCAGCATCTGCACTCCGTCAGAATCTGAGTAGGTAACAGCAGACAAATCGGTCTGAGGTGCGCTGAACGTAAAAATGTTGCCAGCCGTTTGCCCGTGCTGGAAAGTGTTGTTCCCAGTGGCAGAACCTGTGATTGCGGTGAAGTAGTTCTTGGTTGCCATCGTGACGGCCTCAATAACAATGCTGCCGCCAGGACGACGATCAGTAATCAGCACTTCTTTTGTGCCGCCAACCAGCTCGCGATAAACAGTCTGGTTGTTCTGGTCAAAGCTGAACGACTGCACAGCACCTGCATAGCTAAACAGTTGCTGACTGGTGGTGTTGCCGTTCTTGAACAAAACCGGATCAGCTTGGTTCTGATACGTCGGCGTCGCGTTAGCAACGTCTGTCGGCGCGTTAAACAGGCCAACCATTGTGAAGCTGATGGTCGGGATTGCCCCAACCTCAGCACTGATTGAAAATGAACCGCGAGCGCCAGTTACTTTCTGCTGCACGCCGTCTTGAAAGAAGTACAGCGTTGCCGAGTCAAAGCTGCTGCTTACAGGGGCATAAGTGACAGACGTGCTGCTGACGATTGTCTGGCTATTGCCGCAAGCTTTAAGCAAAGGGCCGTAAGCAGGAGCCGTGCCAGCTGCACCTGAGCCAGCCATCTCAACCTCAAACGTCACCTCAACACGCTGGCTTGCATGAAGTGTCTCGTAGTTACCCATGTAGCCACGAACTAGCTCACGCTCAACAACGTCAGATTGAAAAGGCGTGATCTCTAGGCTGCGCACAAGAATGGCGTTTGCTGAGCCCGTTGGCGTCGGGTCAGTGCCATAGCTGCTCTCAATTTTTGCCAACAAGAGGCGTTGACTTGTTCTAAGTGCCATCGGTCAAAACCTCAGTTGAGAACAGCAAGTTGACTATCAGAACCCATAATAGTCACGGGCCTTGAGTCAGGTCAGCGAGACGCGTGCGGTAACGCACTAGATATTCAACACCAATCACACCAGCTGGCTGATCAGCGTCAACCATCTCGAAGGTTGTCGTTCCTGGCTGTACGTCGATTGCGTAACCGCCAAGCGTCAGGTCAGCCATGATTTTGCTGTGCAGACTCTCAACAATCGGGTCTGCAACTTCATCAGGCTTGTCGCCACGCACAATCACAGACACACGCACTGTGAGCGTCCAGTCCAGCGTTGGCAGGCTGGTGTTTTGCTCAGGCGTATCGCTGATCGCTTCAACAACCAGTGCAGGGCTCTCACCTCGTTGCAACGGCACCACACGGCTTCTGTAGATGCGCGTTCCGACGTTGGTTGTGTCAGCAAGGCTGCTGACAATATCGTCAAGAATGTTTTCCCGCAGCGTCGTCATGTCTTCTGCAGCGAGATTTCACAGAACAAACCGTCGTCAATGAGGCGTGTCTCACGCACTGTGTAAGCAACAGAATCGACGGTGATGCTGGTGCCTGCTGTAAGGGTGCCAAAGTCAGAAGCCTTGGCGGTGATTTGGTAGTCAGTGCTGAGCACCATGTCACCGGCCAAGACTTGACTTGGCTGATCAAGAATGACATTCGCCGTCGTTGCGCCTGACGTTGCAGACACATTGAAGTCACCTAGGAAAACTCCCAGATCATCAGCGAGCGCATCAAATGCCATCAGCCGTACTTAGGAAACGCGATTCCTTTGACGCTGACCGCACCGGCACCATCGCCACCAGCGACAGTGATGACAGCCCGCACATAACGGCGGCAATCATCAATGTCCACAACCAGCTTTTCAACTAGTGCAGTGTTCGCTGTGGTGGTAGTGAAGGCAGCGCCTGAAAGGTCAGTGAAGCTGCTGTTGTCAGCAGAGTCCTGAATCTTGACGGCATATGTGATGCCGCTGCCGCCTGCCTCTGCATCAAGAACGCAAATCATGCTGCCTTCATAAGGCTGAAGATCTACGCCTGTTTCGTTTGAGCTGCTGGCTACAACATCGTTTGGCGCAAGGTCCAAAACAGTTGCACGCCCAGCGACGCTAGCTGTCGACATTTTTAGTGGCCCTCCGGCGCTTGGGTTTTGGATCAGTGCCGCTTTCCTCAGCAGCTTCGACGGCCTTTCCCATACCGATGAGGATGGCACCGTCTTTGTCAGAAACGTCATAAGTCTGACCAGCCTCAAGGGCTTTGCCAGACGCCATCACGTTTCTTGTGCAGGTGATTTTCATAAGAAAAAAAGGGGCCGTTGCCGGCCCCCTCCCCGTTATCAAGCGGTGGTGATGTCCTCGATTGAGGCAAATGCGCTCGCCTGTCTGACGGCCACATCAAATGTGATAATGCCGCGAACCGAGGTCAGAGCCTTGCTGAAGTCATCGGAGTCAGTGCCCACGGTGATCTCAAGACCGTTGCCGTAGAAGCCGATCATGGCTTGGCTGAAGTCACCAGCAACCAGAGCGGAGCACACGCTGGAGCTAGAACCCTTGGTCAAGTTGGAAGGCACAGCGTTGGTCACTGCCAGCGGGTAGCCGTTCAGGTTCAACGGGGTAGGTCCACGACCAATGGCCGAAAGATCAGCGTTGAACAGGAAGGAGCCGTCACCAGCAGCAGAGCCACCAGCACGCAGTTTCTTCAGACCGCCAACAACCTTGCCGTTGGTGATGTAGGCCATGTTCGGGCCAAAAGCGTTGTCCTGAGTGATTTCAGTCTCAAGATCAACGACCTTCTCAAGGGTCAGAGCGCCACCGTTGGTGCCCATCGCCACAGAGCCGATGCCGCTGGTGTTGCGGATGCCGGTGGGTTGACCGGAAGAACCGGAACCGTTCAGCACTGCGGAATCAACAGCAGCGTTGATGCCGTCAGTGAGGTCACGACGCACCAGCTCCTCAATGCCAGGAGTGGCTTGAAGCAGGGTCTGGCGGCTGTACTTAGACAGTGCTGCCAGGTTCTTAGGTGACATTGTCACCTGATCGAAAGTGGACTCACCTTGGGTGATTGCAGTGGTCTCGTTTGCCAGGTAGTAGACGCTGGCAACACCAGAGCGACGAGGGATAGCCACATCACCGACCAAACCGGTCAGGGTGCGAACGCCCAGGCCAACCACGGGGGAAGCGTTCCGCAGTGCCTCGATGAAATCGTCGGCGAGGAGGTCGGTCTGAACAAGGTTTCCGCCGGTATTGGCCGAACCTGTGTTGTAGGTCGCGCGTTGCTGGGTCAGAGCAGAGAAGGGAACAAAGAAGGAACGCTCACCAGTGGCGCTCAGGCCGGAGGTGCGTGCAACTTCCTGGCTCAATTCACGGACAAGACCAGCACCGTGAGAAGACCAATCGCCAGTGATTAGAGCGCGGACGCCCTCAATCATTGAATAACGCTCTTGCACTTGCTGACCAAGGTCAACAGGGGCCACGGTCTCAACCGGCTTAGCGCCAATCTTCTCAAGCACAGCCTCACGGGCCACGTCGAGAGATGAACCGTTCTCGATCAGTTGATCAGCCAAGTCACGCATTTCGTGCTTGCTGCACAACTCTTGAATGTTGCGGATGCGGTTGCGCTCTGCAGAAGCTGCCTTTTTGGAAGCTTCATCGCGCACCACATTGATGTCGGGTGCAGTGGACATTTGATTCTCAGAATCGGGTTTACTTTGTGGTGCGACGCGAGCCGCAGAATCCGCCGGAATGGCTTCTTCTGTCTCGATTGTAGTAGCGGGAAGCAAGGATCTCCCCACACCAATTGAGCTGTCTGCAGGCACAGCAACAACGCTTAGTTCGTACGGTTCCCAATTTGTCGCTACAAACTCATTGTTGCGCTCTTCCATCTCCTTAATCCTGTAACCGACGCTGATATTTCTCATCACGCCATCTTTGACATCCGTCAAAATTTCCTGCGCAAATGAGTTACGGCTGAAGCGAACGCGGCTGAAACCCTTCTTTTTGTCCTTATCGATGTAGGCACGCTCAACGACACCGATAGGTCGATCCATGTCGTGATTGAACAGCAGCGGTGCGCCGTCGTTTAGACGACCAAGGTCAGCTGCGCCATCCTCGTGGCTCAGCACCTCCATGCCAAAAGAACGTTCAACGGGATATTCAGAGCTAAAGCTGAACTCAACTGTGCGCTCTTCCTGCTCCTCAAACTTGGTCTCGCCAGCCCGCTTGTAGAGCGTGGTGGCTGAGCGCAGAGCTGCAATCTTGGTCAGCGTTGAGAACCGATGACCAACCTGCACATCAGTTGCCTCATTGCCTTCATCGGTCTCGCGATAGACCGTAATCAGTGCAGCAGGGTCATCCTCATCACCATTAACGGTGAAATCAGAATCAGGAACATTGATAGTGCCGTCACGCTCAATGCGATCAATGCGGCCTTGTGCAGTGCCACCTGAGCTGTTCCAACGCACAAAGTCTCCGACGCTAAGTTCGTCGGGCTCTGCCCTTACTTGCGATTCGTCGGACATAGTACGTTCGCGGATTTCTTTAATTCTATCCGCCTTGTTAGTAGCCCACACCTGCCCAGGGTCTCCGCCCCACGCAGCCCACGCCACACGGCCATTAGACGGGTAGCCGTCTTCTCCAGGCGAAAAACCTTCGCCTTGCTTGTCAACCTCGTGGCGGGCGAACCAAGCGGCCATCGTGATCACTGTGTCGGCAGACAGTTCATCACCGCTCAAGATCTGCGTGGCTCTGCGTGCAGCAACTTCAGTGCCGCCAGATTCACCGTCAGCCTTCCAATCGCGGTATCGCTGTGCCTCTTCCTTCATCCCTGCAGTAGGGCTGAGGTCGATGTCTGTGCCGTTAATAGTTGCCAAGCTCTTCTTCTCCAACGTTCTCTGCATCCTCGCCACCAGGCGCAGGCGTGTCACCAAAGGCGTCGATGGTGTTGGCCGGCTTGTACTGGCTTGCGCCGCTGCCATTCACAGCAGACGGATCGGTGTCAGTAATGATGTTCATCTCGTCGAGCTTGGCTAGCTCTGACTGACGAGCAACCAAGAACTCATCAAAGTCGCCGCCGTTTTCAGCTACGCAATCGGCAAGGGTCTTGAATCCGCTGCGCACTGCTGCCTTCTGTGCAGCGATCTCTTTCTGAGGATCAACGTAGTGATAGCCCCTGCAGACCCAGCGCACAGCCTCGTAACGCTCAGGCTCAGTTTCGTAAGTAGGCAGATTTAGTGCCCCAC